CAGGGTGTCGCCGCGTTCCTGTTGATCGTCGCCGGGGTCGCGTTGCTGTCCATTCCTGCCGCGCTGATCGTCGCGGGGCTCCTGCTCGTCATCGACCGCATTACTTCCTGAGGAGGTCTACCGCGTGGGCCTCTTTTCAGGACACGAGACCCGAGGCTGGATCCCCGAGCCGCCGATAGCTCCGTTCCCTGGCGGCACGATGGGCGGGCTGGTCAACACCACCACCAAGCCCGACACGGCGCTGTCGGTGCCCACTGTGTGGGCGTGCGTCAACCTGCTGGCCGGCGCGGTGTCGAGCCTCAAGCTGGACACGTTCCGCCGCGTCTCCCAGCCCGACGCGGTGCCGGAAAGGCTGCCCGACTCGACCCTGATCGCCCGCCCGGATGGCCCGGTGCCGCAGTCGCAGTGGCTGCACATGCTGATGGTCAGCCTGCTCATCAACGGCAATGCCTTTGGGCTGCTGACCCGCGACCCGCGAACCGCCCAGGTGTCGAACATTCACCTGCTGAACCCGGACATGATCGACGTGCGGGTTGACCCGGACACGGGTGCGGTCACCTACCACTGGCGCAACCGCAACGGCCAGCAGATCGACCCGAACACGCTGTGGCACCTGCCCGGACTGACGCTGCCCGGCGATGTGGTGGGCCGCTCCCCGATCTCCTACGCGGCCGCCACCCTCGGACTGGATCTGGCGTCGCGGAGGTTCGCCAACGGCTTCTTCGAGGGCGACGGCGTTCCCAAGGCGATCATCGAGTCCGACCAGCAGCTCAACCAGTCGCAGGCCGTCACGATCAAGGACCGTTTCATGTCCTCGGTGCGTGGCCGCGAGCCGATGGTCATGGGCATGGGGCTGAAGTACACCGCCGTTCAGGTGAAGCCCGAGGAGTCGCAGTTTCTCAAGACGCAGGAGTTCAACGTCGCGCAGATCGCCAAGTTCTTCGGCGTGCCAGCGGCGATGGTGGACGGGCCTAGCGGTCATGGCATGACGTACACGAACGTCGAGATGCGCGGCATCGACTTCCTGACGTACTCGCTGGCGCCGTGGCTGAAGCGGATCGAGGACGGCATGTTCTCGCTGCTGCCCGGCACCCAGTACGTGCAGTTCGAGGTGAAGAACCTGCTCCGGCTGGACGCGCACACGCAGTCGCAGGTGGACATCTTGGACATCGCCGGCAAGGTCGTTGTCCCGTCTGAGATTCGCGCCCGTCGTGGCCTGCCGCCGATGACGGAGGCGCAGCAGAAAGAGGCGGACATGGTGCCGCTCACGATCTCGCCGCTGGGTCGCCCGGCTGCCCTTCCTGCCCTGCACGAGCCGCCCGGCCCTTCGGCGGGCGTGCCCATCAGTGAGAACCCGAGCGGAGCCTGACCCATGACTTTCGAGACCCGGACGGTCGCCGCAGAGTTCGAGATGCGGGACGACTCCACTACGGGCGCCCCGATCTTCGAGGGCTACGCCTCCGTGTTCAACCAGCCCTACGACATGGGGCCTTTCTTCGAGCAGGTCGACCCGTCGGCGTTCAAGCGCACCCTTGCGTCCGGTCCCGATGTGCGGCTCCTGATCGACCACGAGGGCCAGCCGCTGGCCCGCACCAAGTCCGGCACCCTGGAACTGTCCACCGACGACCACGGGCTGCACGTCCGCTCTGCCCTGGACCCGTCCGACCCCGACGTGCAGCGGCTGCTGCCCAAGATGCGCCGCGGTGACCTGTCGGAGATGTCGTTCGCGTTCCGGGTTGCTCCTGACGGTGACGTGTGGGAGCACAGCGCCGAACGGACGACCCGCACCCTCAAGGAGCTCTCCCTGCAGGGCGGCGACGTGTCGGTGGTGACCTACCCGGCCAGCCCGACGACCTCGGCGTCGCTGCGGTCCAAGGATCTGCGGGAGGCCCGCTGCCTGTTCGTGGCGCAGATGGCCCAGGAGTTGCGTGCCGGGGCTGCGATCCCCGCTGCGGCGATGGCGAAGCTGCGGCACGTCCTCGACCTGCTGTCGGCCGCTGATGACGCGGTGGACAAGGCGCAGCCGGTGCTGGCCGAGGTGCTTGGTGTGCCCAACCCGGACGCTGACGAGGCCGCTGAGCCCGCTGAGATGCCCGCTCGCGGCATCCACCCGGACACGGCGAAGCGGCTGCTGGCTGCTGCCGACCAGGCGATCCGCGCCGCCTGACAGACCACCCGCCTGAGCGCGGGTTAGCACGACCCGCACACAGGACTCCCGGTACGTCCGCTGCCCCGGCACAGGACTCCCGGCACGCCCGCTGACGCGGCTACCCCAACCACTCCGAACCCCTAGAAAGGGGTGCTTCGCCATGCTGCTTTCCGAGCAGATGCGGGAGCGGCGGAAGGCCATCAAGGCGTCACTTGACGCGATCGTGGCCGGCGCCGAGTCCCGTGACGACAAGAACTTCACCGCCGAGGAGACCGCGCTGTTCGACCAGAAGTTGGCCGAACTCCGCGACGCCGACGCCCGCATCGTCGAGCTCGAGGCCGTCGAGGCGGCCGAGGCCCGCACCGCCGCATCCCGCAAGGAGGCCGGTGAGGGTGGCGAGCAGCGCCGCGAGCCGGTCAAGGTCGTCGAGCCCGACATCTACACCCGCAACGGCCCCAACAGCTACTTCCGCGACCTGTACATGCAGGCCAAGCACCAGGACCGGACGGCCACGGATCGGCTGCTGCGGCACGCCGACTACGCCCGCGAGACCCGCGCGGTTGGCAACACGAACGCCGCTGGTGGATCCGGTGGTGAATGGGCGCCCCCGACGTGGTTCGTCGAGGACTGGATCAACATCATCCGCCCCGGCCGGATCACCGCCGACCTGTTCACGCACGAGGACGTCCCCTTCGGCACGTCGAGCCTGAACTACCCGAAGCTCCTCACCGGGACCACGGTCGCACTCCAGTCGACCCAGAACTCGGCGCTGTCCTCGACTGACCCGACCACCGGGTTCATCCAGGTTGGTTTCTCCACTGTCGGCGGCAAGAACGTCATGTCGCAGCAGATCCTGGACCAGGGCCGCAACTTCGACCGGGTCATCCTCAAGGACCTGGGCGCGGCCTACGCGCAGCAGATCGGTACCCAGGTCTTCACCGGCACGGGCACCGGCTCGGGCACCAACGCTGTCATCAACGGCCTGGGTGCGGCCACGGTGGGCACGTCGACCACGTGGACGCAGGCCAGCCCGACCGCTGGCGGCTTCTACGGTCAGTGCGCCTCGACCCTGGCCGCGTTCCTGGCCAAGCGACTCATGCCCCCGACCCACTGGGTCATGTCGCCTCGGCGCTGGTACTGGCTGGTGGCTGCCACCGACACGACCGGCCGTCCGCTGGTTGTGCCGAACGGCAACGCCTTCAACCCGCTCGCCATCCAGGCCGACCCGAACACCCCGGCCGGCTTCGTGGGGACTCTGCTGGGCGTTCCCGTGGTGATCGACCCGCTGGTTCCCTCGAACCTTGGTGCGGGCACCAACCAGGACATCGTCTACCTGCTCAAGGCTGACGACCTGGTGCTGCTGGAGTCCTCGCCGCAGACCGAGGTCTTCCGTGAGCCCTACGCGGACAGCTTGGGCGTTCTGGTCCGGCTCTACGCCTACGCGGCCACCGTGCTCAACCGCCACACCGAGTCCATCGCCACGATCAGCGGCACCGGCCTCGTCACCCCGGTCTTCAACTCCTGATCCACCGCCTAGTGGCGCGCAACCCGCCGTGGATGCGCGCCACTAGGCGCCCCCATTCCTAGAAGGAGCTTGCAATGGCTGAGCACTACACCCAGGAAGGCACCGGCTTTGTGGACGCGGCCCGTCCCGACGCCATCGAGGAAGCGCGTAAGCGCCACCACCTCGCTTCCGCTGACCCGGAGCCCGAGCGCGACGGGCTGATGACCGGCCCCGCGCATGAGAAGAAGTACGGCCTGGACCGGGCCGCCGCATCCGAGGCGCTGTGGCGTGCGGTCGGCGTTCACCCGTTCGAGAACCGTGCGCTCGTCGCTGGCGAGGAAGGTGCCGAGAACCTGCGCGGCGCCACTGGCGAGGAGGGCGGCGGCGGCATCGAGACCACCGAAGCCCCGCGCGCCAAGAAGTAGCCCCATCCGTCACTGGCCCGGCCGACTACCACGCGGCCGGGCCAGTGGCATCTAACGATCAGGAGGGCGCCACATGGCCGCAGTGACGCTCGACGAGGTCAAGAACTACCTGAACATCACGCGCACCACGAACGATGACGAGCTGGTCGGCTTCCTGGACGTGGCGGTTGCTGCGATCGAGGACGTGATCGGCCCGGTCGATGCCCGCACGGTGGTCGAGGAGATCGACAGCCACGGCCTGAACATCGTGCTGTCGCAGTTCCCCGTGCAGTCGGTGACGTCGGTGTCGATCGAGCCCTGGCTGGGTGCGGCGCCGATCGATGACACGGCGGCGTGGCGGCTGAACGCGAACACGGGCGTGCTGCGGCGGAAGCTCGTCGGCGGGTCCATGCCGTTCTACGGGCAGGGTTCGATCTTCACGGTCACCTACACGGTGGGCCGCACGGTGACGCCTGCCCCGGTTGCTCAGGCGATCCTGATGCAGGTCCGCGAGATGTGGGAGTCGCAGCGTGGGGCGATGCCGCTGCCTGCGGGTGGTGGGGACTCGCCGCCGCCCCCCTACGGCGGTGACGCCGGCTTCTTGACCGCTGAGGTCATGGAGTTGCTGCTGCCGTACCTGTTGCCGCCTGGCGCTGCCTGATGGCGGCCCAGTGGCCGCTGGTCCGGGCGTGGCTGGTTGCCACGATCCCGACCCTTCCTGGCCTGTCCGATGTGGTCGTGTATGCGGGGCCGCCGGTCACCGGCGACAACCCGCACCGCTACGTCACGGTCGGTTTCGTCACTGACGATCACGGCGGCCAGTACCAGAAGCTGCAGACCGATGACGGCACCGTGTGGCAGGAAGTCGGCGAGGTCCGCTGCCAGATCGTCGCCCAGGACGGCGGGACCGACGTGGCTGTCACGCAGGCGGATGCCTTCGCTATCGCCGACGCGCTCGAGGTCGTCGTGCGGGCCGACCGTCGTCTCGGCGGCACCTTGTCGCCCGAGGGTACGTCCGAGTGGGCCACCGAGGTCCATTCGGTGACTGATCCGAACGGCGTCGCCACGGCGCTGGTTCATTCCCTCCGCTACACCACCGTCACCTAGAAGGAGCCCGTCATGGCAAGCAAGTCCCCCGAGCAGGTCCGCGCCGAGGCCGAGATCGCCGAGTACGCCACGTACCGGGCGATCCTGCC